TCTCAATCCGAGTAGAAGGCGAAGTAGCTACTTCGGTTTTCTTTTCGGCAGTATCACAGCGACCGACTTGAATGATGATCTTGTCGTAGAAGTAAGAGTCAGGTACTGTGTTTAAGGATTCTTCCAAGCGGGAGTAATCTCCTGCTGGAACAGAAACCACATAGTAACCAAGGTGGTATCTAACTCTACTTTTGTCGAAGTCAGACAGCCGCACTGCTTTCACTCACTGTGTTTTAATTATACGTTCAGCAAATCAACCAAAGATACCCGAAAGAATATCTTGATTTGCCAGGGCGCTACCTTGCATGAACGGATCATTTGTTCTGTAATTATCCAAGAAGGACATTGGATTAAGAGCTTGGCCTAACACTTGACCAACCAATTGTTTCTTTATGCTTGAAGCCAAAGTTTCCTTTGGTACCGCTTGTTCCCTGGGACCTATCTTGTATTGCGTTCCGTGCAAGAAAGCTTCTAGAACATCTTGCGTACGTTGATCTACATTCGGTGGTAACTGAGGCGCTGCAGAGGGCGCCGACAAAACACCCCCCGGCATTACGTCAGTCAACTTACCGCCTTGCGTGGTTCTCCCAGTAGCAAGCCACTCTAGCTGCTGATCAGTAATAGGCTTTTTCCCTTTCAGTGCTAAGTGCACATGAGTATCGTGTCCTTTATCACCAGGGCCTAATGCTTCGTTAAACAAGCCAAGTTGTTTTGCGCGGTAAGAAAGCTCACCGGTACGTTCCTTCCAGTGTTTTGGCTTACCACCTGAGTACGCAGGTGCCATGTCAGGGCGCCAATCCCTAACATCAATTGCCATTCCCCCTGGATGATACCCAGTAGGAGAATGCCCTTTTCCGACGCCACCAAACGCAGGATTCTCTCCTATGTTCAATCCGTATTTTTGAAGGAATTTACCGACATCAACAATTGTACGTTCGGCCATTATCTTTTTATTTTTAATTCTAAAACAACAAAACCCCTGGTTTCCCAGAGGTCTTGCGTTTGGAGATGAGAATCAAACTCTAATTAAATCAGCGGCGATTACGGATTCCCAATCGACTCGCTTGATTTGTTTCAACTGATCGAGACTTGTAAATCTTTCACCCGACAAAGAGAGTTGAAGATCTTTTATTTCTCGAGCAGTTTTCAGACCAATTCCTTTGATGTGGTCTGCAATCATCTGGGCGGTTGCGCCGTTGATGTTAAGCCTGGTATCAGGAGGAAACACACGTGGCTCCTCCTTTGCTGCTTTGTCTTTTACTTGAAGAGTTTTGACCTTTTGCGTGGCCTGCTCATCGGGTAGTAACTCAGTCTTGTAAGCGGTGTAAAGGCGACCGTCCTGATCTTCGACCATGAACCAATCGCCTTCATCCCACTCACTAACAATACGTACCCGTGCTCCAGTCTTTTTGTGACGATGGAGAATCTCTTCAGTGTTGGTAGGCATAAAACCAGATCATTAATTAATCTGGTTTTAGTTTAGCCTAATCAACTAACAACGCGGCCAGTTAGGTAGCCATCAATATCTTCGTAGCCAGGAGCTTCGTCAGGCTGGAAGTAACACACTTCAACCACAACGTAGCCTACGCGACCAGCAGCAGAGTCACCACTGGAGATGTAGAAGCCACCAGACGTAGAAGTTCCGGTTTGGTTACCACGTGCCTGGACCGTATAGGTGGTAGCAGCAGTGATCTGCTTGTACACCTTAGGAATCAAGGTTGCAGCAACACCGGTTTCGGTGAGGAACGGCTGGGTTCCATAAGCTGCGGTACCAGCAGTGAAGAAGATCTCACCGGCTTGAGCGCCAGCAACAGTGGAAACCAAGTTAGCCTGTGCCACTGCCTCACTAACAGTACCCGTCGAAGTCAAGCCAGGGCCAAACGTAATGACGTTACCGGTTGCGGCGTAGATACCAGAGGCAACACGGCCATCACCCCAGCCAGAAGCAACAGATGCAGCGGCGCGGTAGATGTAAACAGGGCGAGTTGCATCACCAGAAATCACCATGCCGGTGATATCGGTACGGGTGTCATCTTGCCGATAGGGCGAGGGAACGATAACAGAACCAGATGCAACAGGACCGGAGCCGGACGTTGCCGTCACAGCAAGGTAGCCACGGGTTTGGAAATAACGATAGCCAGGGATGGCCAACACTGAAGTTGGGCCACCCTTGGAAGCGTCGATTGTACCGGAGCCGTTATCATCAATGTTTTTATACCAGCCGTTTAGTGCTGAAGACCAGTTGCCGGGATAAATTTTCTTAGCTGAAAGATAGGACATTTATTCCTCCTTAGTGTAATTTATTCTTTATCAGACATTGCCGTCATCACGCAGGAAACTGAATGCGGTCGTAATGAAGTCCTTGTTAAGGATATCAAAACCGGCATACAGTTGCCAGATCAGGATGATGAAGCGGCTGAAGTCGTCGTTGTTGTTGATCAGGACCTGAGCGTTCGGGCCGCCGATACCAACACCAACAGCTTGAGGACCGAAGAAGTAGCCTTGAGCAACTTCGTAGGTACCAGCACCAGGGGAAGAGCCCAGGGTAGCCGTTTGTGTCTTGTTGGGGAAGTTGGTCGACTCGAAGAACTTCACACCTTCAAACTGAACGCCAGTAGGCATTACAGGTTCACCAGCCAGGAAGTAACCTTGACCAGCTTGGGGACCCTGGAAGAAGCTAGCGTTGTTAGGCATCATGGGGTTGCCCATGTACATGCCTTGGCCAGGATTGCCAGAGTAACGAGCAATCTCACGGAAGTCAGGGTCACGACGCAGGTGCATCATGAACGTGGGATCGCAAATGCAACGATACAGACCATCAGCGAAGGTAGGAACGTTGCGCTTACGCAGGTCCTTAACAACGGTCAGAAGGTCGGTACGCACCTGGAACTGCTGAACGTTAGCAGTGTACTCATCTGCGGAGTACACAGGGTTCTTTTCCTTGCCACCAGGGAAGTAGTAACCACCTTGGGTAGAAGAAGCAGGACCGTTAGCTTCAGCTTTGGACAGTTCGTCAAGGAAGACGCGGTCACGCCACCGGCGATAGTCGTCGAGCAGGGTCAGTGAACCGATGCTCTGGTGGAACATGTTCAGGTTACCGGTGTCCAGCAGCATGCGCTGGGCGGTAATCAGGGTTTCACGAGCAATCTTAAAGGTGCTGGGCTGGGTGGGATCGCCGGGGTCCGCAGGGCCGGTGTATTCCTTAAGCACCACCAGGACTTTCTCCTTGGTGATGTTACGGCTGTTGGCGGTACCAATGGTCTGGTCGGAAATACGCTCGCGGCTATCCTTAGTGCCGGGGTTGCCCCAGAACTTGTAGCGGTCGAGCTGAACGGTTTGACCTGGTTGACGAGTAAAGTCGTGGACGACCACGGGCTCTACTGCCATCTCGCAGATGTAAGCAGGATGGGGACGGTAGAGTTCCGCGCCCAAAATCTTAGGAAAGTCGGTATCAATGAACACTTGTGTTTATCCTCCAGTGTCGCAGGACAGGGATGTCAGGTGAAAGATTTAGACAAGATTGTCTTATCTAAACAAATTTTAGCAGTTGATAATTTATCAACCGCATATTACACTTAAACAGCGTAATTAATGTTGCTCGAACCATACGATTCGGGATTGATTACCATACCAGGTTGCATGCCTTGTTGGAAACCAGGAACGCCAATTGCGTTGGCTACGTTAGAAAGACCGCCTCCGATGAGACCGCCAATTCCTGCTGAAATAGGAAGAGCAGCGGTTTGTAAGGCTGCGTATGTACCAGCTTGTTGGTTTAGCTGTTGTCTTGCTTGTTGCCTAAGGTCTTTTGATGCTTTAGGGATTTCATTGACAACACGCCTTTGAGAAGAACGTATTGCTCGTGGTATAGAACCTAAAACAAAGCCAGCAGGTATTGCGTTAACACCTGCCATTAAGGCTTCGGTTGCAATACGTGCAGGGCCTTCACCTTGCTCTTTATCTCGTAGATTGCCAAGGATAGAACCCCCAGCTCCCAACAAGCCTGCTGCACCTGCTCCTAAAAGAGGAGCATACTTACCAGCGAGAAGGCCCATTACGTCACTCCATCACAAACAATTTGTTTGCTAGAACTTGAGGTTGGGCTTGGTTA